ACGCAAGGATCACGCGTCGCTGTATAAAGACAATTGGGAAGCCAAACTAGCAAACCCTGCTCGCATCGCAGTCGCACCGCAAGGCGCGACCGAGCCGCAAAAGCAGACGTGGTTTCAGAGTGTAATGGCTTGGGGCGTCAACACTGTTTTTGGCATGACGCCGGGCTATGACGTCCGACTGTTAGAGGGGAATGGACGGGGCTACGAGAGTTTCGAGCGTACGATTGCGGCTCAAAATCAAGAGATCATAATCGCGATCGCCGGTCAGACTGTAACGACCGACGGCGGCTCGGGCTTTGTGTCGAGCGACCTGTACCGGACTATCCGCGGCGATCTTATCAAGGCGACCGCCGACGGCATTGCGCACACGCTCAACACGCAGGTACTGCCGCAATTCGTTGTACGGCGGTACGGCGTCGACGCCCTCGACGAGCGGTCGGTCGTCGTCGAGTACGACGTAACGCCGCCAAAAGACCGTACGAGCGAGGCGTCGAGCCTCGTAACGGCGGGTACAGCGATCGGCGGGTTGACCCAAGTGCTCGCGCCCGCGGGCTTGACGCTCGACGTCGAGGCGCTGTGTACGCGGTTTGCGATACCGGTCGTCGACCCGGTCGAGCTCGACGCGGCGAGCTCGGGCGGCGGGTTGCGGCTCATACAGGGCGGCGCGGGCTCGGGCGAGGTCGTCGAGGGCGCGCCAAGCACCGCCGAGGCAGCAACCGACGCGGCGGCGGCGAGCGGGCAACCGGCGAGCGACGCGGCGCTAAACGGCGCGCAAGTCGCGAGCCTGCTCGAAATAGTCAGGGCGACGGCGGCGGGCGAGATCCCGAGGGACGCGGCGATCGGGATTATCAAACGGGCGTTTCTAGTCAACGACGAGCAAGCCGCCGAGCTGCTCGGGTCGGTCGGGCTCGGTTTCAAGCCTACGGGTAGCGAGCCCGCCGCGCCGCCGCCCGAGCCGCCCACGCCGCCGCCCGCCGAGCCCACCGCGGCGACGGAGGCAGCATGACACTTGCCAGGTACCAACTAACGCCCGGGCGCCCGTACGGGTACGACGCGAGCCTAATCGAGTCACTGTTTATACAGCTCGACCGGGCCCGACCTAACGTCGAGCTCGACGGCGTCGTCGTCGTGTCGGTCGACGGGCCCTTGGAACAACGCGCGGGTCGCGGTTGGGATAGTTACGAGGCTATCGACGCGCGGGTCAACGACGCCCTCGCCGGGCCCAACACGCGGGCGGTTGTGCTCAAACTGTCGAGCCCGGGCGGCGACGCGGCGGGCAGCGTCGAGCTCGCCCGCAAGCTACGCGCCGCCGCCGAGCTCGCGCGCAAACCGCTGTACGCGTGGGTCGCCGAGCGAGCGTGTTCAGCGGCATACATACTCGCGTGCGCTGCTCGGGCGATCGTGTTGTCTGATAGCGCGATCGTCGGCTCGATAGGTGTGATCGGTACGCGCGTCGACCTGTCAGTACAAAACACGGCGCGAGGTATACACGTCGAGTTTTTTGCGTCGGGCGCGCGCAAGGTCGACGGGCATCCCGACGCACCCGTTAGCGACGGCGAACGCGCCGCGCAACAACGCATCATTGATAGCTTTGCACAGGTCTATTTTGATTTTGTCGCCGAGGTGCGCGGCGTCGACGCTAAGGCGCTCGACGCGGGCGTTTATCACGGCGCCGACGCAATCGCCCAAAAGCTCGCCGATCAAACCCTGTCGTTTGAGGCGCTCACAAAACAACTGTCAACTAACAACGGGATATTGAACATGGACCCAGAAGAGGCGGCGCGTAAGGCGCTGGCAGAAATCGCCGAGGGCGACGACCCTAAAGCCGCTCGCGCGCGCAAGGCACTCGCCGCGCTCGACGAGGCGGACGAGCCCGCCGCCGAGGGCGACGAGCCTGTACCCGAGGGCGAGGGCGACGAGCCCGCACCCGAGGGCGCCGACGAGCCCGAGCATACCGAGCCCGACGGCGACGAGCCCAAGCCGGCAAAGGCCAAAGGCTCGGCGCGAGCGATCGCGTTAGAAGCCCGCGCCGACGTACACAGGCTACGCGCCGAGCTCGCGCGCGAGCGAGACAAGGGCGAGCGCGGGCGACTGCTCGCCAAACGACCCGACCTCGACGCCGAGCTACGGGCCATGCTCGCCGACCCGGCGACGCCGCTCGCGACCGTGCGCAAGCTCGTCGCGACGTTGCCTCGCATCGGTACGGGTGCGGGCGCTAGCGCGGCGCTCGCTGCCTCACAGCCCGACGCCAAGCCTACGCGCGGCGCGCACGGCGGCGAGCCGCAAGGCGACCCGAGCGCGGCGCGACTGCCGCCCGCCGAGCGCGAGTCGCTTGACGAGCGTATGGGCTTGCGCGCTCACACAACCGGCGTCGTCAACACCGAGTCGAAGCTTTACCTCGGCGTCAAAGTAAAGGGTCAGGTCTAACAGTATGGAACGCATGATTAGCGAAGTCGCGATCGCGTACTATGACTACAAGGTCAGAACGGGCGCGATTGTCGAGCGAGGTCATATCGTCGCGATCGATACCGCCGACGGGTTGCTCGTACCCGCGACGGCGACCGCTGGGTTGGTACCGATCGGCATCGCAACTAACACGTTGACCGGCGACGGCGTCAAAGTCGTTACCGTCAAGTTTTGGCGCGAGATCTGGGCGGCATGGTGGGATAACGACACGGCGGCGCCGTTTACGATCGCCAAGCTTTGGCAACAGGCTTTCGTCAAAGACTCACACACGGTCGCCCTCGCGGGCGCGGTTGTGCTCGGGTACGTCGTCAACGTCGACGCCAATCAAGGCGTACTCGTCCACTCCGATTATCCATTCCAAAAGCCCGCGGCGGCGGAGTAAACAGTCATGCCAGCTCTGACACCTAGTTTCTTGTTCGACCTGGAGTCGAACATGCGAACGATCACAGCACGCGATTACGATCGCATTCTCAAAAAGCTATGGTGGCAAAAAGTCGCCAAAGAAATCCCGAGCGGCGCGAAGAAAGAGCGCATTTCATGGCTGCTCGACACTGCGCAGATCCGCCCGACCGGACACGGCGGCAACGTGCAATTCGACGATATCGTCGGGTTGACGACCGAGGTCGAAAACCTGAATGCAGCGGGCGGGCTACAGGTCAAGAAAGAGCAATTCGAAGACCTCGACGGAAACGGTATCGACCTCGCGTCGCACTGGAGTCGGACGATCGGCGCGTACGCGTCGTACTGGCCGCAAAAGAGCATCGCAAAAGCGATCCTCGCCAACGGTACCACGTACGACGGCAAGGCGTTTTTTGCGGTTGATCACCCGGTCAACCCGTACTTGCCGGGCGGCAAGACGTACAGCAATCTCGGTACCGGTACGGCGAGCCCGGGAAATCTACCCGGCAAGCTGCCGATCGATAACTCGGTAACGCTCGACGTCGCGTTGCAAAATCTCGCCAAGGCGATCGCACACCTGTCGACCGTGACTATGCCTAACGGCGTCGACCCTCGGTTTTTGCAGGCTGCGCACTTGTTTGTACCGCCCGCAATGATTGCTCGGGCGCAACAGCTAACCAACGCTAAGTTTATCGCACAGCTCGCCGGCTCGGGCGCGGGCTCGGGCGACGTCGAGGCGGTGATCCGTAACTTCGGGCTCGGGCAACCGGTCGAGGTAACCGAGCTCGCCGCGGTCTTTGGAGGGTCGGACACCGATTGGTATATCGGTACCGAGGACATACTAACGAGCGAGCTCGGCGCGTTTGGTTATGTCAATCGCGAGCCGTTCAACATCTTGTATTACGGCCCTCAAAGCGACAGTCAGTTGGCGCGTATTCGCTTGTTTCAGTGGACGAGCGAGGGTCGTAACAACGTCCTAAACGGACACCCTTATTTGTTGTTCAAGTTTTCGGCGACCTGACAGTTAGGGGCGTGGCATGGCAGGGACAGAAACATACGTCGAGGTCGACGAGTTTATCGCGTCAACGCTTATGCCGCGCCCGTACGTCGACGAGGTCGAAACGACCTCGCCCGGTTGGCTTGCGCAGCGGTTGCTACTCGTATCGGCGCGGCTCGACTCGCGACTAGCGAAACGGTACGCCGCGCCGTTTCGACCGCAACCGTACCCGCTC